AGGTTGAGATAAAAGTGGGTGTTTTTAGTAAAATACGAAATGTGTTAGAAGAATTACTTGAGTTTAGGTTTTGAGATAAATCGTAGCGACCGATACCAAAGGCAATAACCGTGTTATATAATGTATAGGAGATACTATGCATTATATTTATAGAATTACTAATACGGTTAATGGAAAAGTTTATATTGGTCAAACCAACAACCCACCCCTACGATGGTCGCAACACAAGTCTAATGCTAAATATGATAGAGGACATCAAGTTATTACCCGAGCTATCACTAAATATGGAGCTAATGTTTTTGAGTTTGAGGTTATAGCTACTTGTCGCACACAAGATGATGTTGATTTTGTTGAAGAGCAAGTAATACAGGAATACGATAGTCGTAATCCAGAAAAAGGATATAATGTAGATGTTGGCGGGAACACTTCGCCAAGAACACCAGAGATTGTAGCAAAAATATCTGCTGCATTAAAAGAACACTATCAGTATAATGAACATTTTCTTAAAGGAAAAATTCTTCCAGAAGAATGGAAAGAGAATATGTCCAAAGCTGCTATGGGTAAGCCCGGCACTAATACTGGAAAAACTTTTGATGATGAGTGGAAAAATAAAATCTCTAAATCACATGCCGGGAAAGAACAAAAATCAAGAAGACGATTTTCAGAAGAAATAGAAAAAGAGATATGTAGATTGTATACAATGGATAAATTATCTACTTACTCTTTAGGAAAGAAATTTGAAGTTCAAAGAACTACAATAGCAGACATTTTGAGAAGACACAACATAGAAACTAGGCAATCAAATTATACTGGTCATTCTAATAACTGTAATATATTTACTCTTGAACAGGAATTAGAAATATGCAGATTATATCAAGAGGGAAATATCTCTAGAACTGAATTATATAAAAGATTTGGTTGCGGTAAAACTACTATTAGAGATATCTTGTTAAGACATAACATCAAACTATAAGGATGATTATATGACTAATAGTTATTATAAAAGAAAGAATAGATCAGATTCCTATCAGTGGGTTTTGCTCGAGACAGTTTGTTCCAACGACATGATGGAGGCTTTCTGCAACGAGGATAGCATTTATAATCGTTTGACCGGAGGTTTCGTATATGACGAGAGAATGTTGGAGTTGGAAGACCGACTCAAGAAAGAATTTTGGAGAGTGGTAGATACTCTATTAACACCAAGACAGAGAGAGGTGATTCGTCTGTATGCGGATGGTTATACTCAAATGGAAATCGCTAAGATGTTAAACGTGAACCAAAGTTCAATTACGAAAAGCCTAAATGGTAATGTCGACTATAAAAATGGGAAACGGGTTTATGGTGGGGCTAAGAAAAAAATTAAAAAGATTCTAGAACACGATGATGTAATTAAAGGCATACTTGATGAAATGGATGCTTTACGTGACGAAAAGTGGTAATTCGGAAAGTTCGTATCGATTTTGGACGTCCTGTGGTAATATTATGAAATTATCTATTAGTAGGCAGGCTACTAAAGTACAGAATATTATACCAATATTTATCTATTTAAGATAGAGCACCTTCTGTACCATGGGAGACATGATGTCGAAAAATACGATAGATTATTCAGCTTTAGCCCAACAACTTACCAAAAAAGCCTATAAACTCGCTGATGTTAAAGATCAGATTGAGAGTGTGGCTTTTGATGTAGTTCGTTTCAAAGATGGTGATAAAGCTGCTCAACTTTGGGAAGTTCAAAGTGCTGACGACGGTGACTATATTGTCGCCCTATATGAAGAGGGCGAAGAGGTTGCTAAGACCGCCAGTGAGTGGAGCGTAGTCATTACTAAGACCGCCGGTGTACTACAGGTTTCCTACAAGGGAGATCCGTTGGTTCGTTTGCCATTTACTAAACTTGGCATTCCTCGCGACCAATTAGGTAAGGTTCCCCAATATTTACCAGAAAAACTAACTTCTAACAAGAAATTGGTGAAGGCTCTGCTCAACGAGCTATCTGCTGAAGCCAAGCACGAGGTATTGAAGAAATACCCAGAACTGGCATAACGGAATAGGTGTATAAATGAGTCTCGACAAAATTCAACAACTAATCAGTAATTTGGCAAAATCTGTAGAGAATAACGAAAAGTTAGCCACTCCGATCTTGGCTGCCAAATTAGCCAAGTGTGTTGTCGCCCACCCTCATGATCAAACTATCGGTATGATAGCCAGAGTTGTGAAGGATATGGCTGACAAAAACACACTTTTCATCCGTAAAGCCGAATTCAAAGACTTGGCCAGAAGATTTCATTCTCGTAATAGCAAATTTGCTGAGCTATTTGAAGAAGAGCTGGGCGAGACTGCACCAGAACCAAACGTTACTACTTTTCCGCGTGATGAGGCTGTTCAAGCTAATCCATATCATGTCGGTGACCAAGTGCTAGCTAATGCGTTAGAAAGCGCTTTTGATAAACACCTTCCGCTGAAGATGTACTCTCAACCAGTAGCCGATAAGGCACTGAAATCCGTGGGTAATACTCTGGAAGCTTGGAACTTATCTCCTACTGCCCTAACTGTCAGTGCTGGCAGCGATAAGTTTATTGTCATTAAGGCTGATTATGAAACTCCAAAGGGTGTCACTAGCTTCTTTGTTCCCGTTGAGGTTCATGGTAAGGATATTGTCGAAGCATCCGTCTTCATGGGTAATGCTGGTCCACAAGAGTTGAATCATACCACTATCAAGGCTTATCTTACTACTTTGGCTGGTTCCAAACTCAAGGTAGATGCTGTCAGCATTCTCGGTGTTTTGACCAAGGCTGCTTCCGAGCATCGTGAAGTTAGCGATGCTGAATTGGCTTTGACTCGTTTGACCGCTAAGCGTCAGGGCAAGTCCGAATTTTTCGAGGGCTCCGTCGTGGGCCAAAAGATGGCTGAGGCATCTCGTAAAGATGTTCAGCTACCACAATTGGAAGAATCTAAGACTTTTGAAGAGAAGTTCAATACCGTTCAAGGTTTAGCTGCATGGCAGTTCGGTACTGATAAAATCAATACTGCTAGAAACCACATCGTTCGTGAATTGGCTACTTTTGGTCATAAGAATCCACAAGTTGTAGTGACTGGTCATGACGACCACACTCTCTTCTTCGGTGTTTCTATAGATACCGGTAAGGTGGCTTTCACGGTCCCAGTAAAGGTTGCAGACGGAAAGTTAGTCAAGCCAACAGTCATGTTGTGCAACGGTTCGGTTTCTTTCTTCAGTCAGGCTGGTGTTAACCAATTTGTAACAGAGAGACGTATCGACAATAAGGTAGCTGCCGCCGCTTCTACTATGTCGGCTCTCAAGCCAAGTGAAGTTATTGCTAATTTGCGTCAAGCAGTTGCTGAAGCTAATTTTGAAAAAGCAGAAGACGCACTTAATGTGTTGGCTAACTCCGGCGATACTAAGGCTTACGCTACCGCATTCCAAATCTACATGCACGGACTAGCTGGTCACACGCCAACCGAATCCAAGTGCAGACACGTTGTCAAGAGTGCCAAGACCACTGTTAGCGAGTTCCCAATTTGCGCCCAGACTGGCTTGCCAACCAACAAGGTATACCAAGACAAGGATGGTAACTGCCGTCCATTGTTCAGAAAAGATATGAGCGAAACCTACGAAGGTGCGGTTTTCAATAACGCCAAAATCTTCGGATAATTCATGCAAAAGGTAGTCCGACTGGCCCAGCTCTTGGAATTAAAGTACGGGCTTCAGTCCAAGGCTGCTAACATATCAGAAGATCGAATAATCGCGGAAGTCAAGCGTGATGTGCTTGATGCTTTCCGTAATTACTTTTCGCGTTCTGCTAGGGACTCTATGTTCCAATATGCGGCTGACCTGGGTGAGGCTCAGTCTTCGGAACTAGTGTACAAGATGGATAAGCTTGTCAAAGATCTTGACAAGCTTAAGCCACAGAAATTGATGGAAGCGCTTAACGATGTCATCGGGTTGATATACCAAATGAAGCAAGACCCAACTAGAGCGGTTCGTAATGTCATTCATGATAGCGTACCGGGAGGTACGGAATCGCAGCGTAATACTCGTCAACGTTTATTGACCAAATATGAACGCTCTATGTCCATGGCATTTCCAGCTTTACAAAGGGCTGCGATTAAATTGCAAGTAATAGTACCAAATGTGGCAATTCACGAAGGCAAGATATCTCGTGAACGTAGCGAATTATCTAAGCAGCAGTTAATCGATTTTATTATAGCTACCCCAACTTTCAAGACCTACGGCGTTGATTCGTTGGATGTCATGGAAGAATTCCTTTCTGATCCAGAGATGAGGCAGCGCCTTATTACTTTGATTAACGCTGTCAAGAGAGGGCACATTCCATTGGACGGCTCTCAAGTACAAGAGTTTGCTCGTCAAGTCAAACAGCTGCATAACCAAAGAAAACAAACTAACCTTCCTCAATTGGAAGAATCAGAACCGCCACCTCAGCCGGAAGCGGGAGAGGAATAATCTGGTATTCTGTATCATACGGGAGAAACTATGAGAATTTCTGAAATGTTGAACGCAATGGCTGCTTGGTTGGAAAGCCCGACTAACGAAGCCCTATTACTTGCAGAAGAAGACGAACAATGCCTCAAGGTCGTGGCTGAATCCTGCGTCCTAGCCGCCGCTTTATTGAAAAAAGCTGCGGATGAAGTAGATGTATTGGAGCCATCCGAACCATCGAAAATCACTCCAGAATCGGTACAAGAGTTAGCTAATTTGGCTACTGCCCTCGATTCTTCTGACGATCCACAACTCAAGAAGCAGGCTTCTGTATTGGATGAATTGCTCTTGACTATTGCTGCGCCCCCAGGTGCGCTCGCGGAAAAGAAAGCTGCCGATGATTATCGCATCGAAGAATTACGCAAGAAATATGAGGAACCTCGTAAGGAACTGCATGCTCTCGATAAGACTTCTGATTCCCTCAAGGCTATCGACAAAAGCAACATGACCAAGCAATACAAGATTTTGGAAGCTCCCCTTAGTACAAGAACATGTCCAGATCATCCGGGAGCACAAATGTCTAGGGTAGGAGAGCATGTTTTTCAATGTGAGTTAGATAAAAAAACATACAATTACGAATCCGGATATGAGCTACAAAATGGAGAAAAAGTTCCAGGTGGGGATGTCGCAAATCAGACACAAGGTTTGAGCACTCCTTTTCATGCCATATTTGACGATCGCCAGGGACGTTTGGGATACAATCGTGCGTAATCGTTGATATATTTGTGGTTATGAGCCAAAAGCGCATTCAATGGAATACTCAATTATTTGTGGAACGGTCCGCCGTCATCCACAATGGCAAGTATAAATATCCAGAAACATATATTAATGCATTGACACCGATTGTAATTGAGTGTCCTATACATGGTCATTTTAAGCAGCAGCCACGACACCATTTAAACGGTCGTGGATGTCCAACATGTTTCCATGAAAAATCAAGAAGTACTATCGATGATTTTGTTGAAAAAGCAAATGAAATTCATAATGGAAAATATACCTATCCTTGCAATTACATCAATTCTCGTACGTTAATAACTATTAGCTGTCCAATACATGGTTTGTTTGAGCAGAAGCCGCCTGTACATTTGGAAGGAAAGGGGTGTCCTTCTTGCGGAGATATTGCGAGAAGCGAATTTATTATGCCAATTATTTCTAAAATGGAAATAGACTGGCTCGATTCTCTTGGAATACCGCAAGAATATCGTCAGGCATCGCTTAAAATTGGTAGGAAAATAATCAAGGCGGATGCTTTTGTCCCGCCTACTAATACAGTTTATGAATTTTACGGTGACTATTGGCATGGCAACCCATTAAAATTTTCTTCTCATTCTATAAATTCTGTTAAGGATAAGACATTTGGTGAGTTGTACCAGGCTACCCTTGCTCGCGAGCAGCTTATTGTTCAGGCTGGCTATAAAATCATATCTATATGGGAATTAGACTGGAATAACCAATGAACAAGAATGCACTTAAAAAAGTTTTAGAGCATCCCGATCGTGACGAAATTATTGCTAAACTAGTATTGGATGTTTCTCCTAAGGATATCAATGAATGGTTAGTCAGCAAATATACTAATGTTAGTGAAACAAAGTTCGTTATTGCTGAAAAGTCTATCAAGACTTTTAAAGATAACTATCTGGATGTCTATTCTTTGATTCAAGAAGATATGGCCAAGACCAAGCAAGCTGTGGCAACTTCTACCGAAAACCAGCTTGAATTAGCTGTTCGTAATAATTCCACTTATCGTAGTAAGATGTTAGAATTAGCTGGTAAAGAAATAGATGTGCGCCAGATGGTGGCTCAGCTGTGTGTGGCTATTGAGACTCGTGTGGCTCAAGTATTTGATGAAATTCAAGAAAATCCTCGAGATATAAATACTAAAGTTGATCGTCTCTTGATTGATTACGCAGAGGTGTTGGGTAACATACTAGAAAAGTATTATAAATTCACTGAAAGTCCATCCGAGATTTCTATTCAGAATAACGTGACACTTCAATTTATGGATCAGCATATTTTGGTATTGCAAGAGGCAGTTCGCGAAGTTTTATCCGAAATGGATCTAGAGAGTTCTATGCTTTTTATCGAACGTATTCAGATTAAAATGGCTAAGCTTAAGGCACCAGAGAAGGAAGTTATACCCAATACTGAGATCAGATTAGCGGAGGCTAAGCTGCTTAATGAAACTATTAACAAAAAGTTAAACGAGTAATATGTCAAAAGAAAAGAAGCCTATCAGAGACCCGCATTCCAAGAGCACGTTACGTGATATCGTAATGAAGCCTAGTAGTGGCGTGTTTGATATGGCAGGGATTGAAAACCCAAATGAGTTAAATGAAAAAATCAAGAGGCTCATCAAGTTTTTTGAAGAGTATGGTATTGATTATAATAAGTTAGACGAAGAAAATGTTACCAAGATTGCTTATCCTAACTATGATCAATATATGCACATTCCTGGTCAACATAATTTGAAGAGATGGTTAGAAACAATTAGAAATATTTATGTTAGTGAGAAAAGTGGGCTAGATCGTGCTAATGCTGTTCGTCAAGCGACCACTGGTTGGAATTTAATGGAAACTTATGATTTCTTGAATTGGATGAAGTTCTATCAAGAAGGAGCTCACTTGAAATACAAAACAGCACAACTTTGGTATGAAAATGGTCAGCCAGGTTACTTTTTACAGATCAAACCAGATCCTACTAAACCAGAAGAGTCTGTAGTAGATCATCATGCTATTCGTGATACACAAGAAGACATCGAACGTCAGGAAGATAGGAAGCGTATCATTGAGAAGCAACGTCAAAAGATTATCGGTCGTTTAGATTCTGCTGAAAAGTTATTACGCTCTCCTGAAGGACAAATGTTTGCTGGTCCTGAATTAGAAAATCTTATGGAAGCTATTTATAGTTTGAAAAAGAGAGTGCAGTTAGTCAATAAACTCAGCACTTCTACTCGTTTGTATGAAGATATGATTGTGCGCGAAGGTAATGTTTTACGTCGTAAGGGTTTTATCAAAGCTGCCGAAGTACTATATTCGGTAGCTCAAGCTAATAATCCACCTCCTCCAGGTATTGGTAAACCGGGACCTATTGAAGCATTACCGCAACCAGTTCCACCAGATGATCCATCTGGCGCTGGACATCCCGGTCTTCCCGGTACACTTCCATCTTTGGGACCGGGTATGCCACAAGCTCCTAAGAGCCCACCTTCTACTAGCGAGACACAACCAGTCGACTTGAAGCCAGTTCCAGTACCAGATGGCACTATCGCTCAAGGACCGCCTTCTCCTATGCCTGAAAGTGTGCCCAAAGGAATCGCAGAATTTCTTGATCAGACCGAGACAGGCGGCAAGACTACCCCTGAGGAATTGGGCGCAGAGGACAATCTAGAAGTGCAGGACACTTTGGAAGTCGAAGATGATCAATTAATGGTAACAGAAGCTCAAATGGCACCACCAGGTCCAGTAGCAGAGGATGTTCCAATGACCACGGCTCCCCGTCGTCTAAAGCCGTCTGTTTCACCGCCAGTCGCGGAGAAACTACTTGAAGTGACTGAAGATACTCCTCCAGCCAATGAAGCCGGGGTGGAACAAGCTGCCCCCGCAGCTAAGGATTTCGATCGTATTATCGATTCTGCTCTAGCCAATGTGACTGTCAATGATGTGGTAGCTAAACTGGAAGATATTGCCAAAATTTTCAAGACTAGAGAAATTCCTCGTCAATTAGCCATGGTAGATATGATGTTAGATAGTTTAAATTTGGCCTCTATGTTTCCTACTCTTTCCGAAGCCATCAATAAATCTCTCGAATCTAATAACTATGTCTCTACTCGTTTGGATGATATTATTGCTAGACTACGTGGAGCCATGGTTAGTAAAGAAGTGGATCTCAAGGGAGGTAGCAATGCTCCTCGCGCTGGCAGTGTAGCCAAAAATTTACAAGATCAAGCCGATAAAGATGAAGCTCGTAAGAAGATGAGAAAAGACCAAGAGACCGCTGAACTAGAAGGTGGCGCTAAACCATCTCCTCAAGTAGAAATTGGCGAAGACCTAGGTGCTCAACCTCCAGCCGCTCCGGCTCCACCACCTCCACGCCCAGTAGGCTAAATCAAAGCAAATGAATGAAACTACGCGAACTACTTCAACAATTAGTGGCAGTTCAAAAAGCGATAGGCGCCTCCACGCCCTATATCACTGGAGGAACACCTCGCGATAAGTTTATGAATCGATTAGATAATGTAGCCGATATTGATATCACCACTGGTGATAAAACGGTAGATTATCTGTCGCAAGAATTTGCTATTCAATTACGTAAGAAATACAACGTCACCCGAAAGACTATGGACGATGGACATAGTACTATCTTCATTGGTAATTTGAAGGTAGATTTCTCTTCTAATTTCATTGTTAATGATATAGAATCTTATTTACAAAAAATGGGAATTACTAATCCCACCGATCTACAAAAAGAAATGTTTAGTAGGGATTTTACTTGTAATACACTTTTACTAACTGTAGATTTAAAAAAGCTATTAGATCCGACCAAGCGCGGTTTTCGTGACATTAGGGAGAAGAAAATAAAGACTTGTCTTGCTCCAGAAATTACATTAACCTCTAATAGAAATAGGGTGATTAGATCTGTCTATTTAGCTTGCAAGTTGGGTTTTGAAGTGGATAAATCTATTATCGATTTTGTGCGCCAAAATCCACAGACAGTTAAAATCTCCACTGAAAAGGTAATGAATGAGAAATTGAATCAAGCTTTCGAAAAAGATGGAGATAAAGCCGCTAAACTCATCACGGAAATGGGTTTATGGAGTCTAATTCCTATCACCGAGAAAGTTTACCCTTACTATATGAAACAAATTAAAGGAAGTGTAAAAGCTCGTGCCGCTCTCTTCAATCGAATTGTTAAACAAGCTGACGATGAGAATGACGGACCTAATTTCGATTACGGTAAAGGGTTGTATTCCAATATGGGTAAATACAAGAGTGTTAAAGATTTCGAAGAGCATGCCGACAAAGGTCCGAGCGCTTTCTTTGCTGATGACAATGAAGATCATATGATGCCGCCCAAAGAACATGGAACCAAAATCTATGATTGGAAGAATAGTCCGTATCAAGGTACGCCAAAAAAACCAATCAAGGACAAGCATAAGTCCGATGATAATGACTTGGGCACCGGCTTCTACGAAAACTTGGAACACTATCAAAGTGTTAGAGATTTCATCGAGCATACTCCATTAGGACGCGACCACGGTGCTAAAATAAAGCCAGAATGGGCGCGAGCTAAGGACGTCAATCATATCGATTTCCCGGTAGACGAAGATATCAATCATGACAGCCTGATTAGACCGGAAGAAGGTCAGTATCAGCCACCCAGACTAGTGGGTCCGTCTGGCACTGATGATCGAACCGTGCAACCTAGCGATACCGGTTTTGATAGCCCACAAATCGAATTTACCTCTCCACAAATTGCTGGCGAGCATAGCTATACACCATTGGACGATTTCGATGGTAGGTCTAGTGATGCCCTCAATTTTGGTCGAGATTATGATGACGAATCTGCTCCTGTGGGTCGTACCTGGGATGAAGCTTTCGTCGATGATTTAGAAGCCGAGGTGCGGGAAAAGGAATGGGATTTAGATAGGTTAGCAGCTAAATATGACAATTTAGACGACATGGATATGTTATCTCCTGCCGAAACTGAAATCTATGGATTACCGGATGGAGTAGATCCGGAAGCTAAAGATGGTGCTCAAACTATCCAAACTGAAAACCCTTTTACAAATACTCTTGATATGGGTCGTCAAATGTATGAAGATAAGTGGAACATTTAAAACCAACGATTATTATGGCATACAAATGCATATAATCATATCCAAAAACAGTCTAGAGGTATCTACATGTCATTACAGTCCACCGCTCAAGAACAGCTTTTTGTCGTAGATCCAACAGCGATTACGCCGTTGGAGGTGTCTGTTCCGCTCAATGAGGGCGAAATGGGTTCCCTAGGGCTCAGTGGAGATGTTTCTCCTGAGGAAATGGCGGGCGCTCCCGCTCTAGAAGTGCATGAGCCAGTAGACAACGTAGAAATTGTCGTTGAAGAACTCCCAGGCGCCCCAGCTGGCACCAAGGATCCTGAGCCAATGTTGGAAGTCAGCGAGCCAGGTATACAGGTGGATGAGAAGTCAGCCGCCGATGATCAGGATGCCAAGAAGTCCAACAAGAACGAAAGATGGGATTGGGCTTCTAAAGGACCACACGGATTCGTGGGGTGGGTACAAGAGAAGATTAGTAGTGTACCCAAGCACTCTGGCTACGACTCTGCCGGATTAGAGCGAGCTATGGCTTACATGGAGAAGCTAGATAGTGAAATCTCTAAGGCTATGAGAATGGACTTGGACGGCGAACTAGACGCCAATAAGATTGAAGAGGTTCGCTCCAAATTGGATGAGGGTATTGCTCGTTTGCAAGATCGTCTCGACAAAGTGAAAGAATCTAAGAAGTCCTCTCGCAAGCGCAAAAAGTCTGCCGATGAAGCTTCTGAAGGTTTGGTCAAAGAGGCCCAGAAAATTTTGGGTGTGCAAGGCGTGTACATTATGGCTCCTCTGCTGATTTCGGGTATTGCCAGGATTTGTATTAATGGTTGCATTTCAGCCGGTCATGACATAAGTGATTTGTATCTTCGTCAAGTTAAGCAATGGAAATTGTCCGATCGTGAACAATTTGAGTTGAAGCAATTATTATTCGATATGGGGTTCCCGATGCCATATGATAGAAGCGTAATGGCTAATGAAGATTTCGATCCCGGTTCTGCGGATAACTATGAATTAATGCAACAATTCAAGGGTTAAGCGATCATGTCTAAATACACCAGATATCAGTCAGTAGTCTCTAGAAATACTGACGAACATATTAGTGAAGATCATTGGCTTAAGCAATTTGAAAAGTCTTTGGAGAAGGGCGCAGTACAACCCCGCCCTCAGAGTTCGCTGTACGACCAAATCAATTCTATCATGAATGGTACCCCATCCAAGTATCCTTCTGTGCAAGCAGCCGTGGATGATATGATGCAGCGTAGCGGTCTTAGTAATTATCTTAAAACTTCTAAAGAAAACGATGAGGGTAATAAGAAAATAGCTGGCGATCAAAATGATAATTTTGACAAAACCATTCCCGTCGAACAAAAACAACAAGACACAAATATTCCGGATATTATTCGTGAAAATCCAGCTATTCTCAAAACATTAGAGAATTATATTAGATCTACCCGTGGTAACTTACCTATTCCAGCTATTATAGATAAACTGCATTCTATTCATCGTACAGATGTGCCAAAAGATAAAATGTGGGACGATGACAAACTCATTAGATTAGTTAGTAAACTAAATCTTGAAGCCAAAAAAAATAATCCAGCTAACTATGAGGATTATGCCAATTTGGCAGTGGGTGATCGTGATACAGCTGATTCGAATGTGGATCCATCCAATACGGACGCTTTTAATGCTTTAATGCCAGCCAAATTGTAATTAAATAAATGACAACATCTGAGAAAGATATTTTTCTAAAATTGAAAAGACAGCTGCTTATGCTTGATCCGGTCTCTTTTTGCCAGACCTATCTCAATTTAGATGGAAAGCCTTTTACTCTAAGTGGTAATGGATACAAGCCTTTCTGTGACATTTATCGATATATTGGTATCAAGGCTTTAGAACGTAACTCTAAACCCGTTATTATGGTTAAGGGTCGTCAGGTTGGCGCCACCACTATGGCTAGTGCCTTAGAAATGTATTTCATGGGCTCTGGTATGTTTGGTAACGGCGAAAGACCACCCATTCGCGTTATTCACACTTTTCCACAATTGGAACTGGCAGCGGCGTATTCTAAGACCAAGCTCAACCAAATGATCATTACCTCTCTCGTCCCGGAGGGCGTGGAACAAAAGAGCGGCTCCAAACCGAAGTCCTACATGCAACTCTTGTTGGACCAAAGCGCTTCAGCCAGCGAGTCCTTACATTTTAAGCAGTTCGCGGGTGGTAATCACTTATGGGTAGAATCTACTGGCGTTGATGCAGACCGTATCATGGGTCGTACCGCTGATGTTATCTTTTTTGATGAAGTACAGAAGACCACTGATTTGGCATTAGGTAATGCTCTCAAGATTTTAACTACTGCTAAGTATGGTGAGCCATCTAAAGGGGTGAGAATTTATTTTGGTACGCCTCGTCGTAAAGGTTCTGATTTCCACAAGATGTGGCAGAACTCTTCTCAACAATATTATTACTTAGGTTGCGAAAACTGCGAAAAACACTTCCCACTCTACACTCCTGGCTCTAATAATTGGGAAAAAATCTGGATTCACGGCTACACTGTCAAATGTCCACTCTGTGGACATGAACAAAACAAATTAGAAGCTGCCGAGCGCGGCAAGTGGGTTGCCTTTAAAGATCCTAATGATGATGATTGTAACATGATTGGTTTCCATATCAATCAACTTTACATGCCGATGTTTACTCGTGAAGCTATTGAGAATGAAAAGCCGGGTAAGCACCCCATTAATACCGAACGTGTTTTTATGAATGAAGTTTTGGGAGAATTCTTTCAAGGAGATTCTAGTCCCATTACTCCTGACGAAGTGCGTCTTTTTTGTGCCGATCATGAAAGAAAGTTTTCTCCTAGTATCGTTCCAAGTAAGGGTTTAATGCAGCAGATTGCCGTGTTGGGTATCGATTATGGTGCCCGTTCTGATTTGGAACAATTAGCTCAACCAGATAAGATTACCAGTCGCGGTCAATCCTATAGTACTGCAGTGGTGCTACTGTCTAAAGGTCCCGGTTTACTATCTATTGAATTTGCGATGAAATTCAAAAGAAACGATCCTGCTCATAAGAAAGGCATCATAGACCAGTTGATTAGACAATACAATATTCAACTAGCAGTAGGAGATATTGGTTACTCTAATGACTTTTCTCAAGACCTACAAAATGTCTATGGAGATAAGTATTTGGTTTCTCGTGCTCATCCGTCAGTCAATGAACATGTTAAGTTTAGACATGATACTTTTCCAAAAGAAATTCTTTTCGAAAGAGACTATTATATTGCTCAGCTCTATGAACAAATGAAAAAAGGAATGATTAGATTTCCTTATGGTGATTATGAAAGAATTGCTTGGTTGATAGAACATTGTTGTAGTATGGAGATTAAACCTTCTATTTCTAGAACTGGTGGCGATCCTAGTGTCCATTATGTCAAAGGTGGTACACCAAATGATGGTTTCATGGCTTTACTTAACGCTTATATTGCTTATAAGTTCTTGGTAACCAGAGGGTTTACTCACAATAACCCTTTACTACAGAATGAAAGAAACATTAATAAACCAATGGTTTTGAGTGGATATGTGTCCAGAAAATTCTAAAAGTCTGAAATATTAGCCCTGACTGATATATCATATATTGAGTATAGTAGAGGGTGTAGTGAAAATGAGGATTCATGGCTAGTAATAAACCCCCTAAACAATGGCAGGGACCATCAAAATCAGACCAATATATGGATAAGCGTTCAACTGTTCCACAAGTTAGCGCTATTATGGCCCAAGGTGTTTCCAAAGAAAGAAGAGCGATTCTTTCTGATGAAGTTGATCAGGGTGCATTTCGTGATGGTTCTGGACCTACCTACAGTCAGAGAGTAGCAGAAAATCTTGAAACTGCTAACGCCCGTGTCGTGGCATCTGTTGGTGGATTCAAAAAGAACGCTCAAGTAGTTAGTAGTGTGGGCGGTATGTTCCGTGGTATTCACGGAGATTCTGTCAAACAAACTCCTGAAGTATATTCTCCTCTGTGGCTCAATTCCAACCTTAATCTACCCCGTGATAGGGCTACTATCAATGCTTGGTGTCGTAGCTTTTATGCTTTGAATCCTTTCGTACATAATGCTATCAATCTTCACAGTACTTACCCAATTAGTAAGCTAAGCATTAAGTGTCCTAATAAAGATATTGAGAAGTTCTTCAACGATATGATTGAAGAAATCGATTTGATGAACATATGTGTACAAATCGCTCAGGAGTACTGGTTACTCGGTGAAGCCTTTGTATATTCTGAACTAGATGAAAGCAAAGGTAAGTGGAGTCGTTTGCTGATTCAGAACCCAGACTTTATGGTGGTTAAGCGTACCGTAGTGGCTAATGAACCTATTATCCAATTGCGTCCAGATCCTAATCTACAAAAGATTATCTTCTCTAACCGTCCTAGTGATATTGAACAGCGCAAACAATTAAACCAACATATCATTGATTCGGTGCGTCGTGGTGAAAATATTCCTCTAGACAACTTTCATGTTTCTCATTTGGCTCGTCGTATCAGTCCTTATGAAATCAGAGGTACTGGACTACCAGTCTGTATTTTTCGTCAATTGATGTTATTTGATAAGTTACGCGAATCCAAATATGCTCAAGCTGATAATATGATCAATCCACTCACCATCGTTAAGATTGGTTCGGCTGATTATAAACCTACTTTCGCCGACTTAGAAGCTTGGAGAAGTACTTTCGAAGAAGCTCAATATGATAAGGATTTCAAGATTTTTACTCATGAAGGCGTAGATGTTACTAGAGTAGGTTATGGTCAAGGTATCTACGATATTTCTGGTGATATTACTCAGTTAGTTAAAGAAATCTACGTGGGACTTCAGGTTCCACCGGTGTTGATGGATGGTGGTGCCGATACTACTTACGCCAATGGTGGTGTAGCTTTAGATGTTTTGCGTCAGCGTTACATGCAGTTTCGTAATATGATGTCCCAGTGGTTGAAACGCAAAATCTTTGCTCCTATCTCCAAAATTCAAGGATTCTACGATTATTCCGGTGGAGAGAAGCAGCTCATCGTTCCAGAGATTGACTGGAATCATATGTCCTTGTTCGATGCCGGAGATTACATTAATAGCATCGTCACTTTAACTCAAGGCACTGATGAAGCTAAGAGAGTTTCTTTGCATACCCTATATCGTTCGATCGGTTTGGAATTTGAAGATGAAACTCGTAAAATTCGCAAGGAAGCTATCCAAAACGCCATTGCCAAAAAGGAAAAGGCAGCTTTGGAGGCTATGGACCTCAACGCTCTTCGTGCTCTGGATGAGGAAGATGAAATTCCGGAACCAGAAAAGAAGCCAGGACAAGAAGAACAGCCAGTTCCGGGCGAAACTCCAGGTGGCGCACCACCTCCAGGTGGTATGCCAGATTTGGGATTGCCGAGTGGTCCGCCTCCAGGTCCGCTTCCAGGTGGAGGAGCCGCAGCGCTTCCTGCGGCACCTCCAGGTGGCGAGGCGCCCCCGGGCGGTGGGACACCCCCAGCCGCTCCGCCAGTAGGCGGACCACCGCCCGGTCCATAATCCACATAAAATCAAGGGTTAGTGTATGTACTTATGGATAATGCAGCATTCTTATAGTTATTAGCCTATAAGTAGAGGGTTTTCTATGGATAAAATTGCCCAAAAGAGAAGTCTTCTTAACAGATTGCACGAAATGGCCAATGTTCCAGCTCGTTCAGCTGAAGAATTCTTCAAACCAGAACTCAAAAGAGTTATGAATGTCTTAATTGATGCCGATGATGTAGTTCGTTCCACATTAGCTGGCTCGAAGGTAGGTAAAGCTACCCCAGAAGATCCTATCTCAGCCAAGGATTTACTCAAAGAGGCTAAGTCTTTCATCAATCGTCGCGAATATTTATCTGCCGTGGCCAGTTTAGGTAGATTCCACAAGAAGATGAGTGATGTAGCTAGTGTTCTCAAGAATCTTGACTTGAATGTTAATAACATTCATCACCGCTTCTTGTTTGAAAAGCTACCAGGCAAACACAAGGAACAGTTAGAGAATATGCGTTCCCGTTTTGCTAGCGAACAATCAGAATACTTTATCAAAGAAGCTAATATTATGGATTTCTTCCATAATATTGGTACACAACGTGGTCGTGCTTTGGCTGCTTGGGAGAAAAGATATCCTAAAGTAGTTGGTAAAATCCGTGAAGGTGCCATTTCTCAATTGGAGAATGCTCAAAATATGTTGGAACATTCTTTAACTTTGCTCAAGACAATGGCTTCTGCTAGAGCCGGTCGTAATATTGATGCTTATTTAGAAGCCAGTAAAGAATTAACTAACGCTTTCAATAAATATGATAATGGTAAAGGCGGTTTCAAAAATTATTATACCGATGTTATTAGACCATATTTAGATACACAAGCTAAGATTGAAGCTGAGGAAGCCACCAAGGTCTCTGTTCCTGATTCTTCTAAGGTTTCTCCTGTCGGATCTAATTCCGACACTAGTGGTACTGTTCCTGCTGGTCCATTACCCGATGCGTTCAAACCAGCGCCCGGACCTGGTGTTACTGGTGAAACTTTGCCAGGTGTTGCTCCACCCACGCAATCATCTCAGGCTAAACCTGGCGATACTTTAAGTGTGACACCATTACCACCGCCCCCTAACGTTCCATCTGATGTGACTCCGGTGGCTCCCCATCCACCAGTGGTACCCTCTTTGCCGGTACCAAATGTTCCAGAACAATCTAAACTGGAGAAAGTACATCAAGAAATTATGAAAGAATGGGAAGCCAAAAATAAAAGTAGAACCAGTTCTTACAACTCTTTCATTGAGTCTTTAGAGGTATTTTCTAATGAAGATCCTGCTCTATTGGCTGCGCATATTTCTACGTATGCTCGCTCCATTCAAGTTGATGATCCAAATACTGCTATTCAATTGTTCAAAATTTCCAAATCTTTGAGGAGGTAAGGTGGCTAATTTGGGTTCTAACTTTTATTCTAAGTTAGTACAGCTAGCCGCAGAAACAGGAATGAAGCCAGAAGATATTTTGGCAGTCATGGTTTCTGAGTCCGGTGTTAATCCTGCTGCACATAATCCTCACGGAGGTGCTACCGGTTTGATGCAATTCATGCCACAAACCTTACCAAGTGTTGGTTTTCACGGTAGCCCGTCTGATTTTGGTATGCTGTCTGGTGAGGATCAATTACCCTATATCAAGAGATTGATTGAGGGTAATATGCGTTTGAATGGTGGTCCTTTTACTAACGCTGCCCAATACTATGTAGCTGTTTTTTGGCCGGTAGGTCTTAAGTTACCTGGAGTACGTCATGGTAATCCTAATACACCTATTGTAGAAGAGAATCCAGAATCAATAGGCGGATACAGTAAAAAATATTACGATATGGGAATTAAAATTCCTGTGGGTCAAGAACGTGCTGCTTATAAAGCGAACCCACTTTTTCATGGTAATATTCCGGGCACTATCACTTACGGCGATATGATGAAGCAAATAGATAAGAATAGGAGAAATCCATTATATTCTAAAGCTTTGATGGCTATGAACGAACAAACTGGATATGAACCTGATACCATATCTCTTACTCCTATGTTGGCTCAACGTACCAAATTACCCACACATCAATCAAATAATTTTATGGATATTTTAAATCAGTTTGTACATTACCTATCGACAGTTGCCTCTGAACAGCATACAAGTAAGAAGATATACAAGAAAATGTTACCCAATCATGATATACTTATTCAAATTACTGCGCCCGATTATACTAGCGCTATTGAATTTTCTCGTATTCTTTGTGCGGCTCTTGATGAAGAAGTGCAGGCCAGTGCGTATCCTCATACCGATGGTAGTCAAATAGTGGAAGTAGAATGCTCTATTCCTGGACCAGCTTTAGGATGTTTACAAGCTGTAGAACAATTAAATCAATCTCTTACTGAAACTTTTAAGGACGCTACCAAGAAAGTGGGTGGAATTGTAGTTAAAACTCACTGTATAATGAATAAAAAGTCATCATATCAACAAATCAGCTTGAGGACTGCTGAGACTAATTATAGAAAATTCCTCCTAAAATTTATATAAGGAAATAAGATGGTTACCGAACAGGAAGTACAAGAACTAGCGACCAGTAGTAAGAATTCTGGAAGAACTTTAGCTGAGTTCATAGCTGAGTTATATAAAGGCAAGTTTCTAGAAATCTATGTTGGTGATTCCTATGAAGAGATAAGTGTGGATCAAGTATCTACTTCTTATCCGGCTGTTTTTTGCGGAAAAGTAGTAACTGCATATAGAGAAGCCTTGGTCATCAATTGTGTGTTTACCAATCAAGCCAACAAGCTACAACTAGGTAATATAGTGTGCATTAGCGAAAGAGCTATCAGAGCCTTGAATGAAGTGGATGGAAAAGGAACTTTAGAAGATATGTTGCTGCGTAGCAAAGAAACTTTAGCTATCAAAGAGATGTTTATTGATCCTCCTCGCCACGCACGCCTACCACCCACCGTACAACCACCAAAGAAGTAAATGAGAACACTCGATGAGATCGTACAACTTGCCGACAACTTTGAACAACGTTGTCAAGATAGTTTGGTAAAGATTGCGGTGGTCCGCAAATTACCAAACGGCAAGTATCGTGTACTTTCTCAAAAGGGTAAGAACTTAGGAACCTTCGATTCGGAAAAGGCTGCTAACAAACATCTCAGACAGGTGGAGTATTTCAAACACCTAGATAAGTCGCACGCCGAGGACGATACCTCCGTTATCGATTTGACTGATGCCGACGAATTTGCCTATTCTGCCATCATGCGTAAAATGCGTGAAAAGGCTTCTAAAGAGCAGGTAACCATTTTCCTCAAGCTATTCAAAGCCGAATTCGATCGTGCCGTCAAAGCTAAGTTGAAGAAGCCAGAGCGTTTGGCTTTACAAAACGCTCTGGTCAAGTTCAACAAACTACATAAGATTAAGCTAAGCAAGAAGATGGTCAAGAGTGCAGCCGTTAGCGAGTTGGGAGACTCCAGGGCTGTTGGCGCCTATTTGGCTAATATCGTCACTTTTATTCTCAATCGTGTGCCACCTGACCATAGACTTATCGCTCGCGATAGACTCAAGCAAAAGTTTGCTTTAATGAATACAGATGACATCGCTTCCAAACATTTGCCCGACTCCGCAGCCGTTGCTCAATCTATTACCTTTGTCAAGCACGTGCTATTCAATCATGACTCCAACTACATTAAAGAAGTTCTTAACGCCCTGGTGAGCGCACTATGATACACCGATTGCGTAAAGTCGCAGACGGTTTGTTCCGTGGTAGCGCTCCGACACCAAAGGATGTTTTATGGCTCAAAGAAATTTTAGGCATCAAGAAGATTGTGTCTTTAGATAAAGAGGCTGGTGATAAAATTGATCGTGCTTGTAAAATGTTGGGTATTGATCATGTCAAAGCTTATATAGAAGGTGTAGATAGAAAGTCTTTGTATAATGTTTTGAGTCAAAATTTGAAGCATCTATTAATAGATGGTGGTCCTACATATTTTCATTGTCATGAAGGTAAAGATAGAACTGGTTTACTTGCTGCTTTATTTAAGTGTAAATATATGGGCATGGATCCGGAGGCTGCTATTACTGAAGCCAAATCTTTAGGATTTGGTGTTGGTATTCCGCCAGAGATTACTCACCTATATGAGAAGTTGATTCGCGCCTGTAAACCGCATAAAGATCCAGATGTTAATAATGCTGATATAGTCGGTAATGAAAGAGAGTATATCAGTGATAATCGCGATACTTTCTTGGATGAGAGCCGTCAAAGCTCTTGGGCTCCATACCTAGATCATACTCGTCAAAACCCAATGGATGCCGTTTATGTTTATATAAATGACCAATCTCCTACTCGTGAAAATTACCAACAAACTTGGAAAGAGCCGAAGGAGAGGTTGGAAGAAGCAATAAATTCGCATGAAGATACCATACCTCAAGTTGGCACTTTTAATAATGATGCGGGCGCTAGAGGATTTGGACCCACCGAAAACTATAGTGGATTTTTTTATGATTAAGAAAAAGGCTTACGCTGTACAAATGAGCTATGAAGTGTCTGACGATGAAAAACGTCAGGCAGAACATGCTCTTTTGTGTTTTGAGGCATCTCTTAAAGTGCTTCAACAAGCCTCCGATCATCTCAATATTTTAAAGACTCCATTTAAAGATAACCCGGAAATGAGTCCTGATGAGGTTATGAAGGCCCGCGCCGCCCTCCGTCGTTTTAGAGACAAATCTATCGATAATTTTAATCATTTTAAAGAAGTATCTTTTCGATGTGTTAACACCATGCAGGTTTTTGCTTCGGATACGCAATCAGTAAAATTGATGAAGTCTATGATTACTGCCATCGATGAGTTAGAGGTAGACGTTAATAATTTTTCTGAAGTATTTGATGATTTGCAATCTAAAGATTTTTCTAAAAATGTAGTATCTGCTATCGAAAATGTCCAAAAACAGTGTGATGATATTGAAGAGATCATTGATGAAAGAATTAAACCACATATTCAGAATAATATTCTTGCCACAAGCTGGGTGGATTCAGTTAGTCAAGATTTACAGATGAAAATTGAAAAACAGACTCCTCTTATTATGGATTTGTATAATCAGAGGCAAGAACAGCTAAATGATGCTATTAAGGAGTGAAGCACAGTAGGTAACTAAAATACTGGTAATATCGCCACATATAATTGATTTCCATATGATTAACGGAAATTTGTAGCAATATTATATTATACCTGTGTGATCTCCCACTTGGAGAGTGTGATGTTTATTAAGCACGGCGACGGAAAAATTACTGGCGTTCTTAACGAAGAAAAGCTGACAGAAGAACAAAAAAAATCTGTCGAGAAAGCCGTTAAAGAAACGCAACCACCAACTGATACTTCTGAAGAGAAGAAATCAGGGAGCTAATACATGCCATTTAACAAATACGGTGAAACTGTTGAGATTAGAATTGAAAACACGGAATCGTGTATTCCAGCAGTGAGTCCTGAGATTTTGGAAAACTTCCAGAAGTTTGCTACCAATCTGAAAAAGATTGCGCCAAAGGCAGAAGACTTCTTGTACTTTTCTGCGGTTATGATGCACGCTGCTGAAGCAGCCGCCCTCAATGACGATGGCACCCCAAGAATGACCGCCAAGGGCGAAGCCGCCCAAGTGAGCTGGGATAAAAGCAATAATACTTGGAAATGGGTATCTAATGACCCTAACATTAAGCCATATAAGAATTCTAATGGCGACATTTTCCCCGAAGAAGAATTAGTTAAAGCACATAAAAAGTGGGTTCACAAGCCTCTTTGCATCGATCATAAGTCCAGTTCGGTAGATCATGTAAGAGGTTTTATTGTTGATACATATTATGATCGCAATCTCAAGCGAGTGATTGCGTTATGCGCTTTGGACAAGGCAGGCTATCCTCAATTAGCTAGAAACGTCTCTACGGGCATTTCTAACTGCGTCTCCATGGGTACGGCTGTGGGTCGTGCTATCTGCACCGATTGCTCCCGTGTGGCTCGTACCGAACAAGATTTTTGTTCTCATATGAAGAATAAGTCTTGCTACGGTGAAATCAATATAGACTTGAATCCAATAGAATTATCAATAGTAATGAATGGAGCTGATCAAAGAGCTACCATTAAGCATGTTCTAGCTGCTGCCAATACCCTCAATACTTATGTTGAGAATAAGCAAAAGGAATTAGCCAAATTAGCTGATCTGAGTTTTTCAGCTAGTTTGATCGTAAATGACCCACAAGGTATTGAAGGTGGTGGTTCATCTACCTTCCAGGTAAATGGAAATAATATAGATAAATTCAAGGCCGATCTTGATGAAGCCTTCCAAAGATTGACCGAAATAGCCAATGCTGCAAAAAAATCTGAAAAAGATACTAATCTTTCAGCATTTAATCAATCGTCGGGCTCCATCTCTATGGATGAAAGTGCCGAAACAGATTCTGGATTGGCTCTCCAAACTCCGCAAACCGTTAGGTTTGCATCTGCTGATGAGGCAGGTATCAGTGAGCTTCGTGAAGTTACAGCTGCTATCGAAGCCAAACTCAACCAAATGAAACACAGCTTGGATAAGTTAGCACAAACTTCTATAAAAACACAAGAGGAAACAATGACTGGATCAAACGAACTGAATAAGAAGGGTTACTACCAGGGAGCCGGCGGCGTGAATGAGCCAACTCCAGGTCAAGCAAAATATCCTAAGGACCCCCTCAACGAACAACTTCGTGAGAATGAGGATAAACAAATGGTAGGTCAACCACCTTTCCCAGGTGTGGGCCCAGTTGATGGAATGCACCCTTCTCCGGGTTCTGCGGATCCATCTGATGAACTACAACGTAAGAAGATGTTAGCCCGTGCCGAAGCTGAAGAGCGCGCATTGCGTCGTCAAGCTATCGTCAACTTGGCTAAGGAAGCCTTGCAGAATAAGGAAGCTTATTTCCAAGGTGGCGGTGGTGTTAACGAACCCACTCCAAACAAGCCAAAGTATCCTAAGGACAAGCTCAACGAAGAGTTGCGTGAGTACGAAGATAAGCAGATGGTTGGTCAACCACCTTTCCCGGGCGTCGGTCCAGTCGATGGCTTACATCCTTCTCCTTCTTCCGCTGATCCTAAGGACGAGTTGAAGCGTAAACAAATGCTCGCTCGTGCTAATGCTCTCACTGGTCGTTTTACCAAAGCTGCTAATGAAGACGGCACTCTCAACCAGGGCAACAGTGCTTGGGAAATCTTCCTCGGCGAGAAGCTCTTGTTAACTGCTTCGGTTAATGATTTATCCGCTGGTCGTCCAGAACTATTTTACGATCAAATTGCTACCAAGCCATTCGGTCTACAATTGATTGAAAAGATTAGGACTAAGGGCGCTGCTAGCGTAGCAAATCTAGTCAAAAAGGGTCAAGTTCCACCTCCTCCAGCAGGTGGTGATGTAGGTGCTCCACCAGCAGGTGATATGGGAGCTCCAGCAGGTGGTCCTCCAGAGGATACAGGTAAGTCTGGTGATCCAAAGCAAACTGCCATGGAACTAGCTGAAAAGGTTAGAGATTTATCTTCTGATCTTGTGGAAGCTGTTCGTGCTCTAACTGGTGAACAAGCTGAAATGGGTGCAGGTGATGAAGGTTCTAGCGCCCCTCCAACCGCAGGTGGTGCTCCAGCTATGGCTGATGACAGCAAAATGTCCTCTGCCTCTTTTAGCGCCACTACTTTAAATACTCTCAGACGAGAACTAAATAGCGCGTTAACTCACGCTATGAAGGAAGCCGTTGCAGAACTCAACGATCACAAACAAGAACTTGATATGATCGTCGGTTTGTTCGACAAGGGTGCCGTAGTTGATTCTAACAAGGACACCGTGAGCGCTCTCGCCGACGATGCTTTTAATGAGACTAAGGCTGCTGTTGCTGATGGCTTTAAGCTAATGAATGCTTTCGTCAAGTACGCTCGTGGTACTGAAGCTATTGTCAAGCGCGCTGAGATTGAGTCAGAATTACAAGCACTAGGTGCTGATGAAGGAGATGATATGAACGATGCCAAGAAGTCGAAGGACTCCTCTAAGGACAGTCACTCCGCTGACGCCGGTGACTTGATGGGTCTAATTAACGACACTAATGCAGATTTAGATGCTGTTCACAGCCTAATGAGCGATGACAACGATCATGTTGGTGAAGAGCCACATGACGAAGCCATGGAACATCTAGAGGGCTTAGCCGCACTAGATGACGAAAATGGTGCCGTTGAAGTCAAGACTCCAGAACAAGCCGCCCAAGTAACTAAGGCTAACCCAGCAGCTAGTGTAGTGGTTCAAGCTTCTTTGGATACCCGAGAAGGTCGTTCCGCACTACGCGCCAAGTTAGCTGCCGATGCTCTTGGTAAGGAAGATGATGGAGAAGTTCAAGATGCTTCCAAGATTCAGTTCAGCGATATGCTAGATCAAGCTGACGGTCTTGCTGATGGTCAGACCCACTTAGATGTCAAGCCGTCCGATAGCCTCGGATTGGTGGAAACTCTACCAGAAGAAAACAAGGCTATGTTGGAAGTCGCTAAGGCTCCACCAAAGGTTCGTAAGGAAGCCGAAGCTATTCAAAAGCTTGTTTCCGAAGGTTCCTTGGATCCAGCCGATCTAGATGCTTTAGTAGCAGAAGGTTTGGACAAGGATGCAGTGGCATACTGGAAGAAGTATTACAGCCAAACTGATGGCGGTTCTGAATTCGCCAGTGAATTGGTTAAGGAGCATGTGAAGGCTCAACTCGAAGAAGAGTTCAACAAGTTCCGTGTTAAGATTGCCAGAGCTTACGAGCTAGCCTATGATATGGCTGAACGTGGTATGTGCAACGGCGACAAGGGCTCTATCTCCCTACAAGTTGAGGAAATCATGAAGTTTGATGATCCAAGCTTCGAATCTCTTAAGAGAGTGGTTGCCAGAAACCCAGTAGTCGGTATGAAGAAGCAAGCTGGACGCCTTCCACTAGTTGGCGTACGTGAGAACGACGAGCTATCCTCCACTGCCAGTGTTGAAGAACAAGGTACGGAATATGATAGACTATCCTCTATGTTCGGTAACAAAAAGGGCTCATTCTAAAACTAGCTAACTAGGAAATAGGACTTACAATGAAAAACAACAGTGTATCAGATTTCGTAGCTGCATCCATGGATGCAGCTCTGAAGAGCCAAGAATACAAGACCCTCTTTGGTACTCAGTATAAGTATGCTGACGACCAAAATGATGCCAAGAAAGAAACCATGTGTGCCAAACACGGTGAAATGGATTCTTGCATGGCTGATGACAATGACGCCAAGAAGAAGGACTCCTCTAAAGATTCTTCCAGTGCCTCGGATCAAAATGATGCTCGTAAGAGCAAGGATTCCTCATCTTCCTCCTCTTCTTCTAGCAAGGATTCTTCCTCTGCTGATGATCAGGCAGCTAAAGCTAAGAAGGATTCTAAGGATTCCAGTAGCGCAGATGATCAAGATGCCAAGAAAAAGGATTCTAAGGACTCTAGCTCTGCTGATGATTCCGAGGAAAAGGTTTCCAGCGCTTTCGATGTGGCTATTGACAGCTTGCTAACTGCTTCTGCTGCTTTAGATTCTGTTGGTCTCGGACGTGGTTCCGCCCTCAGCTTGAAGCTAGCTTCCTTGGTTGTTGAAGCCAAGAAGAAGGACAAGGACTCTAAGAAGTCTTCTAAGGACTCCAAGAAGAGTGATTCTAACTCCGCTAAGGACAAGAAGCACAGCAAGGATTCCAAGGATTCTAAGAAGAGCGATTCCCATTCCGCTAAGGATAAGAAGAGCGATTCTAAGAAGTCTGACTCTAAGGACTCTAAGAAGTCTTCTAAGAAGTAAGGGATCCCATGTTCAAGAACAGCTTTGAGAACGAAATATTTCGTTCGATGGAGAAAACTCTAGTCAAAAATCAGACTGAGAACAACACGCACGGACTGAATAAGTTAGCTAAAGCTGTAGATTATTTGAACGACGCTGCTGTTATCTTTGAGCGTGCAGGTATGACCCAAGAAGCCGATCTCATCACTGAGGTACTAGCTGGTTTAGCCAAGGATCTCAAATGATTAAAAAGAGTGTCTTTGAAAATGAATTGATTGCAGGAATGCAGCAGGAACTGCGCAAACAAGCCTCAGGTGAAACGCCCGATCTTGTGAAGGCGGGAGAATGTTTGCATGCTGCCTTGGAGATTTTAGAAGACGCAGGCTTATCACGCCATGCCGATAAGGTATTGGGCATTCTGCACAAGATTGCTGCTGATTCAACTAAGCGCATTCACAAAGTACCTACCCTTCAAGAATTAATGAGACATGGTTTAACCACCGAAGATATTCAATCTTTCGGGCGTGGTGACACTGGTGCCAAGATGAAGATGAACTTGGTGCTTCGTAAAATGGACTTAGGAGAGCACGAAATTGCTCAGTTTATTGGTAAGCACAATGTGGTACCAGAACACGAACTAAAAACCTATCAAAAATTCATGGGATGGATGCAAGATCCATTTAAAGTTGACGAAGGACCAGTTCAGCCGGGACAAACTGTGGAACTACAAAGTTTACCACAGTTACCAGAAAATGAGAGTAATAAGCCAGTGGGTGAAGAAATTACTTTCAAGAGTTTGGCGAGTAAACCAGGACGTCCTGACAGGATTTCTGATGTTCATACTAAGAAATTAACGCCCGCTAAAATGGTGGAAAATCTTAAGCATCACGGCACTGAATTTAATATGCCAGATTTAGGTTGGGCTGACTTTGATCCAGAATTAGCTGATGCTCTGGATGCTCACAGTGCTGATGAAATGAATATTGAAGATATTTTTGATGCCGATATTGCTGATGACACTTTGGAAGTTTCCGACCTAGTTCCACTAGAAGACTTCGAAGATGAAGTATCTTCTCCGAAGTAATTCAAAGTGTGGATGATTAAGTTAGTTCACAAAATTCTTTGTATTTATCGTATTTGCGTGGCAAATAAATAGTCGTGTCTTGATACAACCAGTCCAATACTTTTTTGACTTGCAGATTACCACCGACAGAAAGAACGGTAGTGATTTGATTAGTTTTGGGTTTGGACAGCGATATAGAACAGTGAATGTCTAATTTGTTTTCTAGTAAATCTTTGACTACCAAGCAGAATTGTCCTGTGGAAGTAATTTGCCAGCCCCAGTCTACCTGTCCTGTTTTCGTGGGTTTTCGAGCATATAAGCTCCCATCACCATCGAAGTAGCCCCTGATAAAATGTTGCTGCAATTTTGGGTCAACCAGCCACTCTGGCCATGTTAGGATCAAACTCTTGACTGGAATACATCCCAATTTGGTGAGTTGTTGTGTTAGTAATTTACTGTTAATTCGTAGACGATAATATATTTCTGATACACTTGAATCGCTTACTATTTCAACAGAAGATAGTGGAGAAATCAAATCTCGAAATCTTTCCAATATCACTTTATCTTTCTCTTGTAACTTGATGCTTATCTCGTAACTGTGGGCTTTCTTCACATAATTATTACCATCAGCATACATAAATCCCAATGTGTATGCTTTTTCTTCCGTGTCAATTATGTCAAAGAAATTTTCGTTGGGTATATATTTTCTTGTATATGACTGTGTAGTTCTTCTTTGTATGCCGCATCTTTTCAAAGTGTTCATAATGAAAGTTTGAGAACAGCCGCATTTTTCAGCTACCTGATAAGTGTCCAGACCAGACGTATAAAGAGCAACTATAGTGGAGTCGAGTTCAGGAGATGATTTTATTTTCTGCATATTTAAGTATATAACCAGCCCGGTTGAAGTTTTTGTGAGGAATGAATGAAAATAACTAGAATGCCGAACATTGCGGCTCCAAAAAACTCAATGATTTCAGGTAGTTAATGTTGCGCTTGGTCCAAGTCGGAAATACTTTACCTGTCTCTTTTATTTGTGATCCAAGCGCGGAGTTTCAACCAGGTATGGTGGCCGAGCTTACTGTTATTGGTAACCAAGTGATGGCTACTGTCAGTAACGGCACTGCTCCGCTTGGTATTATTGACGATATCAAAACCAAAGCTTTTACCAATGTCAGCTGGAACGAAGTAATTATCGTCCCGGCTATTGGTGTTCCGGGACCTAATAATACTATCGTGACGCCAGTAGATATTAAAGCGGAACTGAGAAGACCAAATATTGTTCCTACCAGTTTCAGTTCGACTGTTAATGTTCTATTAAATCCAATTAATGGAGTTATTACCTTCGTGGCTGGCACTCAGCTTAATTTCGATGCTGCTGGTACAGGTACTCCTAACGCTATTCGTTCAGTAGTTAATTATACCTATCAAGTAGCCAATATTCCTGGCGATGATAGCACCCAGGGTTCTGGTCGTATGACCGTTTGGTTTGAAAGAATGTTTTTTCAAACCGATCAATATGAATCTAACCAACAATATCCTGTCCGTGCTAATTTATATTGTAGTGAAGTTGGGCAATTAACTACTCGCCGTCCTAGCCCTATTCATCCAGCCATAGGGATGGTAACAGCTCCACCCACTCCAATGAACCCTATGATCGAGATTTTATTTTTTTAATTCGGAATACGAGTTGAAAGCATGGTTTGCGTCTACTGCATTATGGTAGATTAAATTCTTTATCTGACTAATATCTCAGCATAATATAGACAAATCAACCGTTGGGGCTATTTATGACTTTTAAACATGTGAAATTTGAGGATTCTCCTGTAATGCGCTCTTTAGAGAGGGTGGCGCAGCAAAAGGGATTGGTTAAGGCAGATTCCCTTCAAAAAACAGCTGTTGCTAAGAAGATTGTTTCCAACTTAGTACCTACTGAAAGTTTACTTGACAACGTTCTTAGGTTATGTGTTGGTTTGCGAGAACGCGGATTCGATAAACAAGCTGAAGATTTGGAAACTCACCTGTCCAACTACAAGAAAGCTCAAACGTTATATGAAACTTCTCCTGAAAAGGGAGAAGATGTAATTGAGTTTGCGCATCCAGAAGGTAGTCATAAACTCGAGGGAGTAGATGCTAAGGATGATGGTGCCGTCTTTGAAGATATTCTAGATCAAATGGCTAAGTCCATTGAAATGGTCAACAAGAAACCAACTGGCAAATTATCTGAAGCTCAAAAAGCTATTCAAGCTGTAAAGGTAACTCTAGGTGCCGCCCCTTTAGACGTTAATTCTCTATACGCCCAGGCACAAGATGCGTTAGAGAAGTTTCGTAGTACTATGGGTAGTATTGCTACCATGATGGGCGAAAATGCCAGCACTAATTCTGAGTATTTGGATGGCATCAAAAATGTGTTAGATAAGAAACAAGTCTACCAAATGACCTCCGGTCATTTATATGGTCGCACTCCGGTAGCCTCTATTCTGCTTAATGTCTATGACAATTTTAAAAATACTATGGAACCTAGCTATCTTAATCCATTTGGTTGGGGCGGACCTTCCGCTTGGAGCCCCAAACAAGAACAGGCTTGGCAAGAAGTACAGAAGTATTTTCCCGTGTTGAAAAAGTATGCCGATCGATTTCACACTGTGGTTTCTCAAATTAATGATATCGAGAGCGGCGTCGCCACCAAAGCCGATCAAGAAGCGGTCTCACAATTCGATCCTGAAGGTCCCGCCAATATCCTAATTAGTAAACTACAGGGTTTGAAAGAGACCATCAATACAGATATTTCTAAAATTCAACAAAAGAAACTACCCAACGCTAATGATTTGGTTGGCTGGTTAAATAAAGCTAGAGATAATTTCGTAACCAAATATATGCAAGAATTAACTGCTTCGGATAAGGGAGAGCAAGTAACCGCTGATTATGGCGCTAAATACAATAATCTTAAATCCAAGATTGATGCCTTTGAACAAAGGTGGTTAGCATGAACGGTAAGAAAGGTTTAGTCAACCTGATTAAAAAGGTAGCACAGGAATTAGAGGACGCTCCGGGAGTGACTCCTAAGAGAGCTCCTGCGCCACCACCGCCCAATTTGCCGCCCCCTCCCCCTCCGCCCATTGGGACGCCGGCACCCGCCGATTCAGTTGTCCCTAGCGAGGCGAAGTCAGTCGAATCAATGGAGCCCCCCGCCAGCATCGTGAGGATGCAAACAGAATTAAAGAATTTGGCTAATACCATGACCAGCCAAGTGGATCTGAAACAATTGGCTGGACCTCAGGGTGCAGTTGGACCAGATCCCACCCGAGAACAAAAACAAGCCTATGGACGTATGTCTTTCGCTGATTTTATTACCCAGCACTACACCAGAGACTCCGATATTCCGGGTGTAGAGTTTGATTGGGATCCAACCAAAACTGACATGAAGGATAAAGATCCTTCCAAACCAATTCGTACTAATGTAGTAATGGATACCATGCAAAGAATTGGTCAGCCGGAAAGCGAGTTTAAGATTGATGGTATTTGGGGTCCTAGAACTAATGCTTCTTTGCGTAACGCCTATGCTATGGCTTTTGGTATGCTGAAAATGGCTACAGATTTCAAATATCAACCTCGTGCATATAATCAACGTAATTTGCAAGCCTTGAAGGAATTGATTCCACATTCTGCCAACGAAATTTCTATTCAAGAGAAGATTGAGAGGGCTGGCGAGATTTCTAAACACTTACAGTTGATTAGGGCTCTATATCGAGAAATAGAAACAAATATTTTTAATAGGAAAGAGTTCCAGCCTTATATTGATGGTACGCAACCTTATGCTACTTATGCTCCAGGCAAGGCGTTGGATCCTCGTATGATTGATGAGCTCAACCAGAAGTTTATTAACATGAAGGTAATGGGAACTGTTGATGGTAAAAATGTTGCTGTTCCTATTTTGGTAAGTGATTTGGTGAGTACGCAAGCTTTAACAGACTGGCAGAAGAAGAATATGCCAAGTATGTCTCTTGTAGATATTTTATCTCAGATTAAAAAACACTTAGATAGTACTGATCCTGCTAAAAGGACACAATAATGACTTTTATTCTTGAAGATAAACAATTAGTAGATACGCTACTTAGATACGCTCAAGCCGCACAACCACAGAGATATATGGCTGTCAGCCCAGAGGATGTTAATGTCGTGCGTGGTCTAATTGGTGATCTAGAACAGAAGTTATCTGGAGAAGCTGTTGCTGTGGAACCGGAAATTACTACTGGCAGTGAACAAAATGCCGCGCTTTCCAGCTCCAATATGAAAAATCTGAGTACCTTAGTTAATTGGTTGGGTATGAATGGTATCAAAGTCAATGGTAAGAACGTAGTAGTCGGATGGGATGATTTGCCTAATGATCCGTCTTATGTAGCATACCAATTTGAAGGAGATCAAACTTTTAGACCTTCTAATCAATTGGTTTTTAAGGTCAATAAGGAATTACTGGCTCAATATCTCAACAGTTTACGAAGTCAATTATCCAAATTACCTAACCCAGTGATGCAAGCCCAAGTAGATGGGTTGGTTCGTGAAGCTAACGAACAATTAGGTACCGGTGTGGGTAAAGACCACCCAGAGGTGAAACAAACTCCCGATTCTAAGTCAAGTGGTAATGCTTCGCCAAATCAACCGGGACCAAGTGGTGCGCCACAAGCCGCTACTCTGCAACAACTGGCAGACATTTTACCATTACAGAGAGATGTATTGGATTTTGGAAGAGTCAGAGATTTTATTAATCACTATCGTAGTTTGGTGGGTGCAAGTACCGATCCAAATAGAGCACAACAAGCTAATGTAGCGATGGATCAGGCGGAACAGTTTATGCAAGCCGCTACTAAAAATACCTTGGGTCAAAGTATGACTACTTTTCATATGGACGGATTGTCAGCTAATGATTTGAAAGAATGGTCTACTCCTCCTGATCCGGGTCAAGCCGCTCGTACTCGTGGTAGTGCTAGGGCCTTAGCCGACTATCTAGAACAGGTAGTACGACAGGTGTATGTCATTGTTAAAGATTTATACAACTCGCACTATCAACAGCTCAGAGATCCAAGATTATCTGATTTAAATCTGGCTATTCAACAACAAGTAGGTGGTCCCAGCATCCCATTTGGGAGCTCTTTAGCTAGTTCTAACATGGATGATATTCAAACGGCTCGTGCCAGATTGCCACAAGTAGGAGCCTAATGACTAAAGGTAATGCCAGTTTTTATCTAGATACACAGCTCGTTGAAACAGTTTTAGGAGATGGTAAATTCACCAAAACTGCGCAGGCTGGAATTTTGTCTGGATTGGGGGGCATGGTTAAAGAATATTTTGGTGCTCACTTCGATCCCAACGATAAGGAGGGTAGCGTCATTAATATGTTAGCTCCCGCCGCCATTTCCTCTCTCTTCCGTGCTTTTGGTTTTGGTAAGCTGGGGTTGCTATTTGGTGTAGCTGCTAGTGCTTTACATTTGGATGTAGCGAGTATGATTCGTAGTATCTACGAGCGTCTCAAAGTATCTATTGGAAAGGGTCAGGTTACACCATCCGAAGTAGATGGCGCAGTTAATGAAGCTATCCAAGAGCATACCACTTCCCCACAAGAAAATGACCAGTCCCCCGCTTTCGATAAGAGAAATTTCGATAAAGAAATAAGAGATGCTCGCATAGTGCGTTTAGCTTTAGAGCAATATGAAACACAATTGTTTCAATTAACCAAAGAAGGCGCTCCCGCCCGTGGTTGGTTTTCTAGTGCCAAGCGTTCTGCTACTGGTAACTTGATTGGTCGTATTATCGGATGGGTTTTTAAACTTATTCTAATGTCGGCAGGTTTTATGGTAGCTGGAGACATCGCCAACAAACTATTAGGTCGTCCTAATGCTCTAGATCATACTTATCAGGCAGCCCCTTCCAGCGAAAATAGCATCACTTCACATCCCGCATCTTCTAATGTGTGGATAGAACACGTGACCAATGATCCAAATTCCATCGAGAATATGTTGCTTGGTTTTACCAGGGATATTTATCCGAATTTAGTGGGTAAAGAAGATGCTATTAAAAAATCTCCTACTTTTCAAGCCATTAAAGATCAAATTGTTTGGTATAACCATACGGCTGCGGGAGAGCCGGAGGTCTATATTCCAGCAATATATACAGATAAGAAATCTCTAGTGGATCGTTACATCAATGAGGTGACCAAAAATGCATCTTGATTACCTGCATATCCAAGCATATTCATATAATTTACCATGGTGGGATAATGAGACGTTCAGATATTTTTGAGACTTTTGTCAAGATAGCCGAAGAAAAGGGCTTGGTTTCCAAAGGTTCACCAGAATCTGTGAAGGAAACTTTAGAAAAGACTCATCGTGCCGATTCTTTAAGTATTGAGGATATTGCTCATTTGTATAACACCAAACCTGGTGCTCCCAAGGAGATGGAATATAAGAAAAATATCGTGGAAATTGCTCATCCTGAGCCTCAAGTGCTGTTTAATTCCTATGATAAGCTCAATGCTTTAGTGGAAAATATTCAAGAGCGTCAGAACATTCTTCTACATATCGTCAACAAAAATTCTCCCGATGGACAGTTGACCAATCGTAAATATGCCAAACGCGACTTCATTCTTTCTTTGGTGAGAGTGGGCAACGATATGGATAATCGTGGTCAGTCTGATCTAGTGACTTTAGCTGATGCTTGTTTGTATCAAGCTACAGCTAAATCTCTAAAGAAAAACGCTCAATTACAGCTAATTATTCCACTTATCGCTGCCGCGATGGGAGGATTATATGCTAAACAGCATCTTCGTTTTCATAGCGATGGTTTTGAAAGAGATTATCAGAAGGCGGTGGCTGAATTAGACGATTTGCTCAATTCTAATAGTAATTTTGGGGTAGGATACGAATATAAACCAGAATTTATTACTCGAGTCAATGATATCAAGAATAAGTTAAACGATTTAAACACTTCCGTTCAATCCGTTTTACCGGAGTTAGATAAATTGGAAGCGCCACATACCGGATCTGAATTGGTCACCATTGCTAAACAACCAGACACCCATGAAGCCCTACATGCTCTGCAAGAGTTTAAGAAAGTAGTAGGAGAAGTATATCCATATTTACGTCAAGTAGTGGCTGACTTTAGCAATGAAGGCTATAAACAACGCCAAATTCAAGATAAGGGATGGTTAACTGGCGTGGTAGATAGCACCGAGGTATTGCACGGTGGCAAAGGGTTAATTGCGGATGATTTTGATGATGTAGCTCATGCCTTACAAACTATCTTCTATGATGTGGCAAATATTCAGAAATCTTTATCTGGTGCTGATAATGCTGCTGCTCTAGCTCAACAACAATTACAATCCGCCCAAGCTAGTATGCCGGGTGAAGAAGCTTCTCAAGAACCAGAATCTGCCTCAGTACCTCTTCCAACTGCCCACGAAATGGGTGGTAGAACTTCCACAGTTCCTGCTAATCCGGTGGAACAAGATCAGGCTTCCCAGTTGGAAAAAGAACTCTCCGACTTCTCTTGGGAAGATTTAAAGGGCTAATCGAATTATTTTGACCAAATCTGGGAATAATACTATATCCCTGATGTAAGTCAAAGGTGTAAGTATATGCCGATTGCAAAAATCGAGCATTCAAGATTAAATAGGAAAATAAAATGTCTCTAAAACTTTTACAACCAGGCATTCAGCCTTTGGGTCAATTTGATGGTCTCGACTCTGACGTATTAACGTTGAAGGGTGGAGAAGTTGTTTCTTTTGCTTCTACCCAAACCTCTGGTCAACCAGGTGTTACTACTGCGAGTTTGGATAAAGCGGCTTATGATTCATTCGACGGATACGTCAATGGTGGCAGCAACGTCTTTTATCGTCCAGTGGTAACTAGACTGTGGAATGGTACTAACCTTCCTGCTGACGGTTATACTGCTGTAACAGCTAGTGCTCCAGTGGGCGCTGCAACCGGTCGTCCTTTGATGCTCGCTGACGATGGTATTACTGGTTACGGTACTCTCTTCGGTACTGTAGTTGGTGGTACTGTTGGTCAAGTTTCCTACGGTCCAAACAGCGTTGTTGCTTCTGCTAACTTGCTCGGACCTCACACCGCTACCGGTTCTGGTAAAGTAACTTGCTGGGATAAGCCAGGTCTCTACGCCGTCTCCTTGGACGCTGTCGATACTACCGCTTCTACTGGTTTAGTTCCAACTAACGTTACAACTGCTACCGTCGGCGTTGCCCTTGGATTCACTTCCTTGGGACTCTTGACTCCAAGCGGTTCTGCTCAAGACATTACTCACGGTCTAGTGAGCGTGGGTCACTTCGTTGAGTTCAACACCAACGGTTCTTTGGTTACTACTCCTAACTTCCTAGTTGCCGCTCTCAATAGCCCATCTGGTAACGTTAGCTCGCTTGGTCCAAGATCCTTCGCCTTTGCTACTATTTACTTTGCTCCAAAGAGCTAATCTGACTAGTCAGTTTAGTTGAAATCTTAAAACAACCAGCTCATTCGAGCTGGTTGTTTTGTTTTTTATGCATTTAAAATTCAAAATATGGTAATATTGAGTTATTCTTGTTGATACGCAATTTGCGTATGCTGGTTTTTCCGGCAAACATTTCCAATAAAAACGTGGAGAACACATGAATATGTTCAATAACCAAGGCGCAGTAAACGCCTCATCCCTTAAGGATGCACTACAGACTCTCGTCAAGTATGCTGCTATTCTCGAAGAGAACACCCCAGCAAATCAAGGCTTGGCAGGTCAACCATCTTTGTCTGATGACAAGCGTGATGAGTTGATTTCTCGTGCCATTATGACCCAAGACGGTAAAATTGCTCTAGCTCAGGCTATGGCAAACCCAATCCGTAGAAACCTAGATTATCATGGTATCGCTCGTCGTGCCTTGGTGGTCGATCCATTGCCACAAGGTGCTATGCCAACTTACGATAGAGATATCGATGTTGCCGCTGTAGTTATCTCCAGCAACGGTACTGGTCCAGAATCCAGAGTATTCGGTGACAGAGTAGTTGTCCCTGAATTCGAAGTTTACGCAAATCCAACCGTTAGAATCGCCGAAGTCAAGCGTCGTAGATTCAACGTTATCGATAGAGCAGTCCAGAAGGCTCGTCAAGAAATCATGGCTCAAGAAGACGCAAACGTTTTCGCAGCTTTGGATGCAGCCGCTTCTGTGGAAAATACTCTAACCGACATCGCTGATGCCGGTCTTCTCAAGAGAGACTTGGTTGAAATCAAGCAACAAGTTGATCGTTGGGACTTAGTTACTACCAAGTACTTCATGAACATCAATGAGTTCACTGACATCCTCAAGTGGGGTTCTGGTGGTGGACAAGGCGTTGGTGGTGGAGACTTCGATCCAGTAACCATGCGTGAAGTTCTACAAACTGGTCTTTACGCTCATATTTGGGGTACTGACATTATGGTAAGCAAGATTGTTCCTCCTGGAACGATATACGGCGTAGCAGATCCTGAATTCGTCGGAGTCATGCCAATTCGTCAAGACATTGAAGTCTTGCCAGCAGACGAACCAAAGCAATTGAAGCTTGGATGGGTCGTCAGTGAAATAATTGGTATAGCGATAGTTAACCCACGTAGTGTTGCGGCCGGTAGGAAATCGGTTGTCATCGGGGCTTGATCCTGAATAATATCCAATAGTTAGCAATAACTAATTGAAACTTGAAAAAGCTATCGTATGATAGCTTTTTCTTTGTTATATAGCAGGTGTGTATGTATATAATGTGGAGCTTTTATGATTTCTGTAGAATTATATGAAGAATGTAAAAAATTATATTTAGGCGGTCATTCAATATCTAAAATTTGTTTGGAAAAACATTTGGATAGGCACAATTTGGGGCGTCGTTTTAAAAAAGATGGAATAAATGTTGGATTAGGTTGCTCAAATGCTCGAACATATAATCTAAATGAGCATTATTTTGACCATATTGATTCTGAAGAAAAAGCATATATGTTAGGATTCATATATGCGGATGGTAATAATCTATTTCAAACAAATAGAATTGCGATACAACTATCGATTGTAGATAAGGAGATACTTCAAAAATTTTCTCAAATTATGTTCGGACAAGAGAATTTAAAATATCGCAAGAATAAAAATAATAAAGGAATTGAATTTGAATATGTGTCTTTAAGTATGTATAGCAAACATATGAGCCAGCATCTTGCTACCTTGGGCGTGGTAGAAGCCAAATCCCATAAAATTGTCTTTCCTGACTGGCTTGATAAGTCTTTGTATCGTCATTTTATCCGAGGACTAATCGATGGGGATGGTTGGATTTATCTGCCCAATGATAATCGAGATAGTCCTAATGTTGGACTAATTTGCACTCGCAAGTTAAATGATTTTCTAAAAGACTATTTTGAGAAAGAATTGAGGCTCAAATCTTATTTAGTCAAGGCATATAAACAGGATTTCGAAGTTATGTGTGAAATTCGTGTTAAGAACTATCACCAATGCAAAATATTTTTGGACTGGCTGTACAAGAGCGCCACTATCTCTTTGCAGAGGAAGTATGAATTATATCAGGAATTTCTCAACCGATACGATAATTTGAGAGATCAAAACAAGTAATTATTTTACATCTACCTATGAGCCTCGATCGTTTATTAAAACAAGCCGAATACTTCGAAAAATTGTCGCAACAAGACCCATATGATAGTAATTTGCGTAATTTGGTAGTGAATACTCGCCCCGATGGACGCAATTTTTCATTTCGTGAAGTAGTGGATGTAGTGTTACAAGATCTAACATCTTTGGATCGAAGTGAAAAGGATCCGGAGGTTTCCCAAGCTAGTCATGGATTATTGAATATTCTTAATAGCCTGGAAGTTCCCGATCCCAATGCTATGTTAAATGCAGCGAAGGCGGCTAATAATGTTATTCAACAGAGATATGCTAATGATGCTGAAAAAACCAAAATAGCCAAATATCTAGTATCTCTGACGCAAATCATCATCAATAAGTATTTTACCCAAAAATCCACAGATACGTCTGGTGGTGATGTGACCACCGAAGGAACTTATGTGTTTCTGCAAAGAATATTTAATACTCTTCATAGCGGTCAATCTTTAAATGAGAATGATGCCAATGAGTGGAAAAATTCTCGTACCTTTTATGTGCGACGACTTAATGGGTTAAATTCTCTACCCAATTTGACACCATCTCAGCAAAACGAGAAACAACTAATCGAATTTGTGATCAGCAAATTGCACTAAATATTCTTATTGTCTCTTGTGTGAAAATTTTCCATAGAAAAATGAGTGATATTCCTGTATTTCTTTGGAGATTATATGCCAGATAATGAAACATTTTTTCAAAAACTGACCGATATTAATTTTACGGTGAAAAATCTTTCACCTATCAGGAAAATACATATCTTCAATTACCCTATTTTCCCTGGTCAGACCCGAGATCTATTAGCCATTCCAGAGATTTCAGAAGCAGATATCCGACACTCTTTAATTAAAGGAGAGCTGGCTAATTTTATTCGCATGGGAGTGATCGATATTGTATCTAGCAGTATAGATTTGGTACAAGAAGATGCTAGTCAAGAAAATTTTTTAGTTAATGCGGGTTTGGTTGTTAATTCTCTGTTAGAGGCGCCCTTTACACAAACACAAACCGTATATGTTAATAAGGCAGGTAGTGATACTTTAGGGACAGGTTCCTTGGTTCTACCATTTCAAACTATTAGTCATGCTCTTTCAGTCATTACAGACGCTTCACAAACTAAAGTATACAATATTACTGTAGGTGCCGGAGAATATACTGAAGATCTTCTCATTCGCCCTTGGGTTGGTATAACTGGGGTGCCCGGAACCAGCGCTTTTGAAGGATTAACTACTGTTACTGTTAATTCTATTAGTTTTTCTCCATTATGGGCTGGTCCTACTTATAATGTGTCTTGGATGAGTCACATTACTTTTAATAATCAGCCTATATTTAATTTTAGCACTTTAAGCAGTATAAATGGACAATTAACATTTTTCGATTGCTTATTTAATTCTGGTGCCACTTATATTGGTGCTGGTAGTGGTAATGTTAATAATATTAATTGGGACGATTGCTTATCTTATGCCTTAGTTACCGTTAAAGACTGTCAATTTTTCTTTATGACTGGCGGATCACTAATTCAGATTACTGGCGGAGGTAATGCTCTTGATATTACTTCCACTGTGGAGGCAACTACTTGGTTAGCCTTACAGTGTGCTGTGAATGGCAATGTTAACTTACATACTCCTTTAATTAATCCAGTAGTGACCGCTCAATTGGTGGGGTGCGCGGTAGTAGGTACTCTAACTCTTAATGGCAATGTTACTTACACTTCCACGGCTACTGGAATACCATCCAGTATTACATTGTTAAATTCTGCACCGCCACCCGTATTATCCACACAGGCCAATGCTATAGGATATGTCCCTACATCCAATGCCAATTGGAATAATAGCGCCCCCACCACCGTTACTGCTGCTTTAGACCGTATTGCCGCTAAAATAGGTCCTATTTCATAATTTTAACGTAATACCGCTTGTCGAAGCATTTCTAACAGATATTCTTTATCATTATGCTCGGGATGTTCCAAAATTTCCTGATAGCAAACATCTAAAAGTGCCTTCATTCTGGGACCGGGGGTCATTCCCGCTTTTAGAAGATCGTCTCCGTTAATTTGCATAGCCTTACGAGAATGTACCGTGGTATCTTGGTATTTTGCCAGCAGCGTTTCCGCAGGCACGTCCATGGCTCTGGTTAACTTTATAAATTCATTATAGGTATGCTCCCATGGGTCGGGGGCTTCATTCTTGAACTTTGCTATAAACTTCCTGTAGGGAAACGCTCCGTCTTCTAGGTGCTGAAAATCTAACAACCTTTGCAGTAGGAAAGCAACTCTCTTGATGGATTTGTTTGAGAATTTAAGATCAATAAGCTCCTGCTCCACTAGTAAGTGTGGTAACTTGTTGTAGAGTAAGGCTAAACGGGTTTCTAACTCACCCGCACATTGATTCAGTGACGGAATTAGGGGAAGTTGTCGTCCCATCAAGCATGGACAGACAATATCCAAGGCTCCGGACATGTGTAGGTACATAACTCCAGCATGAGGGCGTGAAGTCATAAGAGTTTTGCTTAGTTCGTCATTGATACGTTCTTTGGAAACCTTCTTCAAGGTTTCCAAAGAATCTATCATTCCCTGAAAGGTTTCATCATGGATAGCGAAGCCAAAACGTGCAGCGAAACGAGCTGCTCGCATAATACGTAAACCGTCTTCTTGGAATCGTTTTTGTGGAACCCCCACAGCACGAATGAGACCAATCTTAATGTCTTCGTATCCGTGAAAAGGATCCACGCCCACATTGCTTACTGGATCGAAGGCTATGGCGTTGATGGTAAAATCTCGACGAGCCAAATCTTCCGTGATGTTTGTAACAAATTGGACCGATGCCGGACGACGTCCATCTCGATATTCACCTTCTACTCGAAAAGTGGTGACTTCGAAATGATTTTCCACGCCTTCGCCCATGCATACCGTCACTGTGCCATGTTGCAGTCCCGTAGGAATGGTTCTTTCAAACAGTTGGATGACTTGTTCAGGCGAAGCGTTAGTAGTAATGTCCCAATCTTTGGGCTGTAGTCCAAGATGTAGGTCTCGTACGCACCCTCCTACGATGTAGGCTTGAAAACCTGGATTCTGTAGAATGTTACAAATTTCGATAGCTTTTGGATGAATTAGGGGCTGAAAAAGACGATTATGTGACATATGCGGTAACATAAAGTTTAAAATTTGGGTGTCAAGCCCTTTCTTCAGCCGCACTTAGATAATATTTCGATATATTATTGTAATCTCAATAGGAATTCTACATGAAGCTTGACCAATTAACAGATCTGTACAGTCTAATTTCTAGAGGTGCCGAAAAAATACGGTTCAGAAAAACATCTATGAGATTAAGGCAAGCTGAATTTAACTCTGTTACTTTTAATCAGGGATTCACTAAAGTTGCCTTTGATACTCGTAGAATAGATCAAGCAAATCAATATAATCCTCGTCGTGGACTACAGTACTATAATCGTAGTGAGGCTTTTATCACCGAAGCTATGTCACAAAAAATTAAGAATTTTTCCAAACTCCGTCACGTGCTTAATTCTATCAAAGATATTTATGGCCAGGAACCAGAGTGGCAAGATAGCAACGCTCGTGTATTATTAACTACTTTAGATAATGGCTTGCGCACTATTATTAAGGATGGCGATTTTACTGAAGCACAACCTGGATTAGGCAGTTTTAATTATATTGAAGAGTTATTACATGTTAGATATCGTCTTGGTTTTGATGATTTGGTTAGTATGAGTGAGCTTGATTTACGACAAGTTATCTTAGCTAAAGATGAAGAGTTAACTAGGAAGGATGTGTCTCAATCTTTAGAGATCACTAAGAAAGATGTAATCACTAAAGATTACGATTCTTTGATCGAAAAATTGTTTGATGGATGTAAGGCAAGTGCAGATAACCCCGATGTAGAGAGGACTATTAGCATAACTATTAGAGACCGATTCCATAAAGAAGGATAAGTTATGAGTAGTGAAAGTAATTTTGCTTATGCTCTTAAATACAATACTCATTTTATTGTAAGAAATATTACAGGTAGTTCTGTAAACTCACCTTATCAAAAAACTATTTTTATTTTTAATTATCCCATTAATTATGGAGATACTAGAGATATTTTGGCTATCCCTGGAATAGAAGAAACAAATATTCGTGCTTCGCTTCTCAAAGGCGTATTACGTCACAAGTTATTATGTGGAGATATTCAATTAGTTTCCAGCAATATTGATTTAATTCAGTTTAGCGATAAACAACGTACTTTTCTTCAAGGTTTTGGATTTGGTAAAGGTATTGCTGTGGGATATAATGAATTAGATGGATATGTACAAAGTCTTTTTGGTGGCGGGGGTAGTGGAGGAATTACACCACAACAGCATGAAACACTTAGGCAACTTATTCATTTCATATCGGATGGTCCGGGTGATGGATTTGCTACAGGCGCCGTTAGAATTATCAGTCCAGCAGGGAGCTCATTCCCTACCTCAATAATATGGTATTTAGATGGTACGCTAACTACTAAATTAGTAGAAAGATTAAATGTATGGGACAGTAATGGTATGCCGTCCACTATTACTTGGAATATGTACGATTTAGATGGTATTACTATTATTCATACCATAATAGATACGATTACATACGTCAACAATATTTTTGAAACAACAAGAGTTAGGACGATCATATGAATAATCTGTGTTCAATATATAAAGTTACTAATAAAACCAATGGTAAAATTTATATTGGTCAAACTTGGCTTACTTTACGAAAAAGATGGCGGTTTCACTCTAATGATAAAAGTGGTTGCATTAAATTACGAACAGCTATTAAAAAATATGGTATTAATAGTTTTAGTATAAATCTTATTACTCTTTGTGGAACACAAGAGTCTGCTGACTATTGGGAAGATTATTTTATTAAACACTATGATGCCATTAAAAATGGCTACAATATAAAAGAAGGCGGTAGTCGTGGCAAATGGTCAGAAGAAAGTAAAATGAAGCTTTCAAAATCTAACATGGGACATTTAGTTAGTAATGAAACAAGAAAAAAATTATCTGTTTCTCATAGCGGCAAAGAATTTTCGGAAAAACATAAGCAGAATATATCAAGATCTCATATGGGCAAAATACATACTCAAGAAACTAAAGAAAAAATGCGTGGAGAAAATAATGCACGCGCCAAACTTAACAAAGATCAAATAAATGAGATAATTAATTTATATAGCACTGGTAATTATTCATCCAGGCAGCTTGCTAAAAAATTCGGTATTGGCAAGACGCAAATTCTTAGAATAATTAACAAAAAATCCTGGGTTAATATTTAAGGTGAACTAATGTCAAACGAATCACCCGCAGCCATTTTATTTGACGAATTAGGTAATCCGGTTGGGGTTATGTTCGATGGATATGCGTATCGATTACAAGTAGAAGCTAAATTAGCCTCTAATGTAGATAATTTTTTATCGTCAGATCGATCTATTTTTGGGAGCGGTGTAATAGCAGATAGACTTTCGCAAGTATCTGCCAGTTTTGTAGGACAGCTAACAGATACATTTAATAATAATATTGGTCAAATTACTTCTGGTAGCGGCTCAATTAATATTTCTAACAGTGTACTACAAGTTTCATCTGGTACTGATAATACATCTACTGTTCAAGTATTTACCAATAGCACTACAAAATATTATCCAGGCAGAGAAATTTATGTGCAATTTACCGCAGGGTTTACCATTCCAACCGATGTTAATAGTGAACAACAAGCTGGTTTATATGATGGGTACAATGGATTCTTTATTGGTTATCATGGGACAATATTTGGACTCACGATTCGTAATCTTTCAATGGATTCTTTTGTTCCTCTATCTTCTTGTAATGGAGATTTGTTGGATGGTAATATCAACAGTAAGTTTACTCGAGATAATGTACCAGAGGTTCTTAATTTTACCTTTTCCAATGTTTATCGCATTAGATTTGGGTGGCTAGGCAGCGCCCCCATATTATTTCAGATAATGGCACCAGATGGTCAATGGGTAACATTCCACACCATACGACAACCAAATACAAGTTCTATGCCAGGTATTGCGGATCCAAATTTGCCAATTACTTTTGAAATTATAAAGAATAGTTCCGATACCAATAATATTCAAATAACTACCAGTTCTTGGGACGCTGGTATAGTCGATAGCTCTCAGAGTCCTTTTAGGATTGTTCCAACATTTTCTTTATTAAACTCTACTAGCGAATTATTAGATGGCTATGCTTCGTTTATCGGAATTTCAGAAGATGTTTCCACTTATGTTTCTATAGATATTACCGTATTATCCGATCAAATTAGTGATGTTAATGGATTATTATTAGAATGGTCTCAAGATGGTATTATTTTTGCTTATCCTGAAAAGTTTACCATTTTACCTGGTCTGGGAGCCTTTTATTCTTTTGCACCAAGAGCTAAATATTTTAGATTAACATATACAAACGGTCCGGTAAATCAAACACAATTTTCTTTAACAACTGTTTATTATCCGGTTAACCGATCTATTTACGTACAAAATTTAAATACTGATATTGCTGCACAAAGAGCTACCGATGTAGTTAGATCTGTTTTGGCCGCTCAGAAAACAGGTGGTATTAACAGTGATTATACTAATTTACAGGCAACTGATGATGGTATTCTAAAAGTTATCTCTGAAATTACAGATAGTGTTAATGGTCCGGTGGCTGTTAAATCTCCGTTTACTGCCGCCATAGCGAGTGATCCGGCTTTGGTGGTTGCTATTTCACCTAATAATTCATTTACTGTTACTACAACTAAACCGGCAACCAGCGTCACCTCAAGTGTTTCTGGTTCTACCTCCAATTCTAATTTTCTACCTTCTAATGGAACTAGGTTAGGTGCTACGATTTACAATGATTCGTCAGCTTTGCTGTACATAAAATTAGGTGCCGTGGCAAGTGTCACTGATTATACTATTAAACTTTTTCCATTAAGTTATTATGAAGTTCCATATGGCTATACTGGACAAATAGATGGCATTTGGTCAAATGCAACCGGATTTGTTAGAATTAGTGAATTAACATCTTAAATATCAATAAAAAAGCATACTGGTAAGTAATACCATTTGAATTATAATGGAGCCTTCATGTCTAGTCAATCGCCAGCATCAGTTTTGTATAGTTCAGATGGTTATGAATTAGCCTCGATACCTGGCGCCATTATTCCAACTGGCACTCGTGCTATTTTAGTTGATGGTACAGATGGTACTCACGCACGTACTTTGTTAACTGATGCGCTTGGACGGCTTCAAGTAGTGGGGGCTGGTACCGCGGGCAGTCAGAGTGGCGGTGTTATTACTATTCAAGGCGATCCATCTGGTACCCCTGTTCCCGTTTCGGGCACGGTCGCAGTTAGTTCTGTTGGCGGTACTGTTACGGTAGCTGGTACTGTCACTTCGAATCAGGGCGCACCTAATACTCTAACCAATGCTTGGCCAGTTGAAATTACAGATGGCACTAATGTTTTAGGAACCTCCTCTCATCCAGTTAATATTACGGGGTCCGTCACTACCAGCAAATCTTCTACTGGCACTATTACTAGTGTATCTGGTTCTGTTACTAGCATCACATTATTAGCTTCAAATGCTAATAGAATTTCTGCGACTATTTTTAATGATGCCCCGTCTGGTAACATATTATACATAGCGCTTGCAGCTAGTTCAAGTACTGCGGCTTATACCGTTAAACTGTGGCCTGGCTCTTACTGGGAATTACCGGTGGATTATACCGGCACTATTTCTGGAATTTGGACTGCAGCCACCGGAAACGCATTAGTGACTGAACTGACTTAAAGGTAAAATGCCGTTATTTTCACCACCGTTGGATATAAAAAGTAACGGCACTGATCTGGGACCAGTTTCTACTATAGATTTTACCACTGGTATTACTGTTTCTGAAGCTAATGCAGTTGCTACCGTTAGTGATATTGATACGGGCGGTGGCGATGTTACCATGGTAGAAATAGATTTTGGAACTATACCTACTAGATCAAAAACGTTTGTAGTAACTGATGCGACCATTACGAGTAGTTCTCATATTATGGTGACGCAATCTGGTACCGCCTCTACAGGTCGTTCTGCCGATGAAAATGAGATGGATCCTATTACTTTTTCAGGCACTCCACAATCTGGACAATTTATTTTAATCGCTAATACCCTTAATGGTCCGGTGGTTGGTAAATATAGGGCGAATTACATGGTAGGGTAAATCACTAATAAGAAAGTATTAAGTTATGGCTATAATTCAATCGGGTTCGTCCTCATCTTTACTCACTGTTGATGCTACATCCACAGCAGCACGCGCTACTTTGTATGATATCAGTGGTAACGCCATGTGCGACGTAGCCTCTTTAAACAATATTTTAAACGCTCTCAATGCCAATGTCACATTTACGTTGGGAGGGCAATCTACTATTGGTTTTAACGTTGCCGGTACTTCTGGTACTTTAACACTTACTTTTGAAGCCACTATTGATAATTTGAATTGGTTTACCATTAACGGTACTCCGTTGGGTGGCGGATCTCCCGTTAGTTCTGTCACGGGAAATGGACAGTGGTTGGCTGACACAGGTGGCTTCTATGCCGTCCGCGCCCGCATTTCTGCCTTTACCTCGGGATCCATGACGGTGAGTTTAGTGGTTTCTCCTTCACCATCTAAAAATATTGCTCAAAACATAACTACCAGCGGAACCATTACCATATCTGGAGCAGTAAATCAAGGCACTCCCAATACGTTAGCTAATGCTTGGCCAGTAGAGATGACTGATGGCACCAATGTGCTAGGTACTTCGTCACATCCTTTGCGAATGGACCCAACAGGGACGACCACACAACCAGTTTCCGGTACATTAACAACCAATCCAAATCCTATAGCTGATAGAACTGCTACGGGCACTATCACTGCTAATGGTCAAACTGTCAGCATCAGTACTAATGGTATTGGTACAGTGGGAGTTTTTATTGGCACTACCGCTTGGACTGGAACAATTTCTTTCGAGGGAACTATTAATGGTACTGACTGGTTTAGCGTAGTTGGTTTGCCAGTTGGCGCTGATACTATTGGTGTTACTTCTACTACTGCTAATGGGCAATGGAGAGTAATTGGTTCTGGTTTGCTTGATGTGAGAGTGCACGCGACCGCTGCTATCACTGGTACGGCTACTATCACTCTGGAGGCTAATGCTACGGGCGGTTTGGTTAAGTCGGCACAAGGCTCGCCGAATTCCATAGCTAATTCATGGCCAGTAGAAGTAACTGACGGTACAAATATTCTTGGAACTTCAAGCCATCCAGTTCGCACAGATCCAACAGGCTCTACAACTCAACCAGTTTCTATTTCGGGAACGGTACTAGTATCAGGAACAGTTATCGCCAATCAGGGCACTGCAAATACAGTTTCTAATGCATGGCCAACATTAATTACAGATGGTACCAATACAGCGGCTGTTAAAGCGGCTAGCACAGGTGCAGTTACTACTGATCCATCAGCAGTAGTGGCGTTGTCACCAAACTCTCCACTTCCAAATCTGGGTAACG